TTTCAACTTGGGTATTTGATACATTTGGTTCATCCCATGAGAGATAGACCTTGCTTTCATTGACTGATGTAACCACAAGGTTTCTAGGCTCGTTTAAAAACGGCGCAATTGTCGTTGTTGTTTCTAGACTTGTTGTTGTTTCTGGGGCATTAGTTGGAGACATGCTTGGTTCAATGACATATGTATCCCCATACCATCTGTCTGGATCCCCGCAGCAAACCCCAGCACGAAGCCTATAATTAACATTAGGTAGCATCTGGAAAGAGATGAATGAGTCCAGCCCAAACCAGTCATCATTTGCTGTAATTAGAGTATTTTGATCGTCATACACCCAAAGCATTGAGTCAATCCCATATTGCTGTGCATATGTGCGAATCGTCAGAGTCATTGGCTCTTGCGATGTAAAATAGAAATCACGATTATCACTTGAAGCGATATATGTGCTTGCACTTACCGGAAATGCAAAAAAAGCCAGCATAAATGCGGGCAGTGTTATCCAGAAACCTTTTCTAAATCTTAATTTTCTCACTTAATAATAATACTTGATTATCAATTAAGGAGAATACTCAACTCCGCTAATCAATGTTGTAAAGGTGCTTGTGTTGCTTCCAGTAATATGAATTTTTTGACCAGCCTCTAAGACAATTGAGGAATCATAAGAAAGTGTTTGGCCAACTGATACAACCACATTGCTTAATATTTTATTATTATTTCCTGGAGTTCCAGCAGAACTAAGGATGTGAACATTAACTGTGGATACATTTGCAGTTGCACATATACTTATATTTTTTACAATAGAATAACTTCCAGATGTATTTGAAACAGTATAAACATTAGCAGTTAAATCATTTCCAAAATAAAGTTGTTTTGGTTGTAAAATTCCCATTAAAGCCCCATCCAATTAAGTATTACACTATTATACACTGTATCATTCATATCTTGCATAACAGTAGCATCCAATGCGTGATCGACAGTTGCGCCTGTAGAATGGGCAACGGCTGTTGTACCATCATATCCTCTTTCTTGAGCTGTTAAAACAGTCCCAGTATTGGCATTGATAAGAACTTTCTCCTCACTAACAGTTCCTCTGTCAATCACAACAACAAATAGTTTTTGACTATTGGTTATAGTTGGAAAACTAGAAGAGTCATCAACATTGATCGTACTGGCTGTGTTAGAAATATTGCCAGTAAGAGTTGTTTCTATAGCTGAGCCAACAAACTCTCTTCTTTCCATTAGGTCTCCTATTAGTCAATTGAGATATCTAAGTCACCGGTTGCAATTCTTAATGTGTCACCTGCGTCAAGAACTTTGTTTACTGTCAATGTTCCGTGAATAAGTAGATTACCACCAGTGCTTGCATCCATAATCCCAATAGCAACAACTGTACAAGCAGGCATGCCTGTAAAATCAATATTTGTATTATTTGATGAAGCGCCTCCTGAGGAGGCGGTAAAATCACTTGCCAATGCCTGTCTTGCATAAGAACCACCAGTTACTTCTGTTCCAGCACTTGAATCAGTTGGTGCAACTGTGAAAAGTGCAAGATGGGTCGTTGGCATTGTGAATGAAGTTGTGCCAAGAACATGGTCTAAAACTTTATTTTCTGCGTAGTTGCTAAGGCTTCCGGCCATTATTAATCCTCCTTGGAGTTGAAGTAGTCTTCAATCTCAAATTGATTTGGTAATCTAAAATTATCCAACTCAAGAAGTCGTTCTGCAACTTCTTGAGGAACTTCTTGAATACGATTACTTTGTGTAAATCTTATTCCGTCTGATGTGTATGAAGAACCGCTTTCAAAGATAACAATCTTTAAATCAGGGTCAGTGACAACAGGCGATGCATCAACTTTTTCAATAGCAGCCTTTTTTGCTGGTGCTTTTTTCGCTGGTGCTTTCTTTGCTGGTTTATCAACTGCTTTATTAATATCAGTTGATTTAATTACATTATCACTCATATGTAATAGATTACCACAGTTATCTAAAAAATGCGAAAAGGAGGGGGTTTTAATCCCCTCCTTCTCGTACTAACACTAAGAAATATTAGAGTGTACGAAGCTTCACATTCTTGCCAATTACATATGATTCAGCATTTTCAATGTTTGAACCAACACGCATGAATTGTGTGTACTCAATGGTGTCTGTCTTTGGCTTGAATTGACGATACACAGTGATGTCACGATGCATACCGATAATTCTGTTATTTGGGAATGTCAACTCAACATGACCATGTGAACCAGCTGCTCCGGAGTAATCTCCTGCTGCTGTTTCTGGCATCAGCGGAACCTCAACCAAAGGAATACCGAATGGTGCGATACCAGTAGAACCTGCTCCACCATTGGCTCTCATTGCGCCCTGCAAGAATGCCATATCACCAACGAGTGAACCTGGTGATGGTGCTCCTGCTGTTGCTGGAGTTGCCGAGTTTGGGTTTCCAAGGCTGTAGATTGTGTCCTGAACAATTCCCGAACCGGAGAAGAATCTGAGCTCATTTCTGCGCTGCAAATACTTGGCTGGAAGATTGCGAAGAATACGATCATATGTAGATCTTGAAACTCCATTACCGCCTTCATCAACAACATTTGCGGATGCCTTTGCCAACTTGATGAATCCATCAAGAGACTTAAGAAGTCCATTGCTCGAAGAGGTGTTACCATTGATGAACAAATCGTCAAGGTCATTAGCTGTTTGACGAGCCATGATTTGTGCGATGTGGTCTTCAAGAGAAGCGCCTTCGATGTTGTCCTCAAGGGACTCTGTTGATACTGCCCAATCAAGACGGAGTTTAACCGTGCTGATCGAAACTTTGCTAAATGTGACAGCAGCATTTGTGCCATCATCTGTTGCCTCGGTTGCTTTAGCGAGCAAACGAGTGCCTACGGAAACCTTATCGATTTCCATTTGTGGTGTACGCATACGAACGACTCTTGCGTTCTGCATAAGTACGGATTGGTCAATGACGTAATCCAAAAAACGGTTGGACTGAGCTGGCTTAAGCAAACCACCAGAGTCGTTGCCAACAACGCTTGTTGTAACTTCATTAGCCTTTGAAAGGATTTCTTCCTGTGATGCCATATTATTTATTCCTCCTAATCATGACTCGTAGCCCAGCGCCTTAATAAGCGGCTGTGGCAAATACGTGTTTCCCCAAATAGAATCTGACTTCTGAAGTTCTTCTTCATCATCAGCGTCCTCTGGGTCTACGCTTTTCTTGATAGCGCCAGCCTCGGCAAATGCCTTGACCTGCTCTTCTTGCTCGGAGAGAGCTTTTTCAGCTGCCTCCACTTTTTCTTGAAGTTCAACCGTGTTGGCTTCAAAACTCTTAGTAATATTGTCGATCTTTTCGTTAAGCGATGCCTCAACTTCTTCTTTGATAGAAGTAGCGAAGTTAGCTAGTTTGTCATCAACAACAGCACTGAGAGCATCTTTTAGGATTTCAATATCCATTTGTTCCTCCTGTGTGTTTTCAGTAACTTCAACCGTATTTTCTGTTGAAGCATATTCTTGAACATCTGGAACAAGCCAATTGACTACACGCTTTAAAAGCGATAGTCTATTTATTTCTTGTTCATTCATGCTTAAGACCTTATCATAGTTTACATCATTTTGCAATGAATTCACTTCATCTTTGATGATATCTATACCATCATCAGATTTATTTTTAATTTCATCCATATAAGACTCCTTCTTTTTTTTCTTTTTGCTAGGAGATGGCATAGTTGGTGTCTTAAAAGAACCTTGGGTTGGATTTTTAATACCAGAACCCATTCCTGATGTAGTAACTTCTCCCTCTTTTAGAATCTCTTCATAGTCAGCAGAAAGAAAGTATTCCATTTCCTTAGTCAAAATTTCAGCATCCTCTTCCATGATTTCATCAGCACTCTTTTGCTTGGTTTTTGCATACCTTTCAAGAAGTCTTCTGCCCTTAGCAGCTAAAGCAGCAGCGTCAGATCTATCTTGTGGAACAGGCTCACCCCATGCAGTAGCCGACAATGCCAATCTTGTTGGTCGACCTTTTTCGTCCTTCATAGGACCAGATGGGTTAGTAAAAAATCTAGTCAAGAATGAACCTTTACGGCGCATTTTTTCCGGTGTATTTGCAGCGCCTCGAACTCCGGGCTTTAGATTTGCCCCTTCTGTTTCTTTAAAGTGTCTTCTTCCAGCAGCAGTTAGACCACCTTTTGGATCCTTTAAAGGTTGTTTAGCCTTCTCAAGATCATCTTCAAGAATATAATCCAGAGCGCCTTCACTATTCATTTTGATAATATCAACAACAGCCAATGCGTTTGCTGGATTATCTACAAGACTTAACTCACCAAGAATATATTTCTTAATGACTTTAACAGGTCTACCTCTAAACATCTTTTCAGTGGATTCCATTTTCTCAAGAACTTTCCCGCCAATAGAGAAAGCCTGAAGAGTACCATCAAGAATTTTCTCCCATGTATTTTGAGCGCCTTTTGAAATATAAGCATCTACTTTTATAGCATTGTATGTTTTGCCATCTTCACCCGTTATTTGAATTGGCTCATAGTTAATAGCCTTTCCTACGGCAATTGGGTGATGCATTTCACGAATGTTTCCACCCCATGTTTTAAATGCCTCAAGTGATGCATTGAATTCAACAATATCACCAGATTTATCAATATTGTCAGCAGTTGCAATTCCACTAACAATTCTCTCTTCCTTTTTGATCATGTCAATAGGGAAGCTTAAATTAAAATTTTCCATAAAACCTCGTAATCATATATTGTATATGATTTTTATACAATTAACCAATTGCGAATACTGCAAGTGTTACACCTGCTGTTATAACTTGGTATGATGTGTAGTCACCTTTAATCTCAACATAGTTTTTACCAGCTGGGATAAGAACTTCTCTTGGACCACCATTAAGTCTAACAACTGCATTTGTCGATGAATGCGTATTGAAAAAATTAATAAAGTGTGTATGACTGCCGGTTAACACAGTATTAGCAGTGCTATCAACAGATGTTCTTGAATGAACAATACTTCCGTAACTCATTTTATTCTCCTTTTAAGACTCCGGATTTTCACCAGAGTCTTGATTTTGACCTCTCTCGGCCTGATCTCCTGCTTCTCTTGAACCAGTAGCGATTTCTCCCGCATCAGTTCTTGACTTGGGTGGATTTGAAGATGCATTGTTGGAATTGCCAATTGGCGCACCTGCACCTTCTTTCTTAACTTTTGTAGGGAATGGAAGAACTTCGTCTCCATTTTTTGTTTCAGGAAGTCCAACTTTTCCTCTAACTTCGTTAGGAGACATGACTTCTGTTCTAAGATATCTGTCATAGATTCTTGACTCCATCTCCTCATCGATAAGGTCAATCTTCTTAAGTTTGAACTGAAGAAGGTCAGTAAACTCAGCAACAATTCTATTTATCTTTTTTTCAAGAACTGCTTGGTCTGGTCCAATTACCTGCATCTTAAATGTCTTATCAGCGTCTCTT